TGTAAATCAGATTGTCTCTGTGCATCAAGTAATGCCTGTGCTTGTCCTTGTTGTAAAGAACCAATACCTAATAAGTTAGCTATATCTTGTTGACCTAACCTTTGTTGTAATTCACCCAATCCTGCTCTTTGTCCTGCTAACGCTCCAGCTAAACTTCTTTCTCTTATTTGAGCATCAGCTAAATTACGAGCTTGTTGTAAAGCTGACTCAAACCCTGCTGCCCTCAACTGACCAGACTGTTGACCTATTCTATCTAAAGTATCACCTGCTAATAAAGCACTTGCAATACCTGATCTTGAACCACCGAAAGCACCTGAACCAACTACGTTTCCTGCAAGTTGGTTTTGAGCCATGGCTCCTTGTCTTAATAAATCTTGCTCTGTGGCTTTTATGACTTCGTCTGTAAAAGGATTCATAAATCTAGCGATACCCTCTGGACTATAAGCCTCAGTTACAGAAGGCTGATCTCTTATTGCATCAAGTTCTTTTTCTGCACCTGTTAAAAAAGGTTGAAACCCACCTATGCCCTCTTTAGTCATCGTTACAGCTTTTTGTTGTTCAGGGGTAAATCCAGCTATTTGTATATCAGGTATGTCTATTTCTTGTCCTGATTTTTGATATGCTGACTCTAATAACTTACGAGCATAATCCTCTAAAAAAGGTGCTTGTCTATTTATTACGGTTTGTTCTGTTGTTGCCATTACGCCATCCTCGCATTTTGATCAGCTCTTTTTTCAAAAGCTCTCATTATTCCTTCCATAACTTTTGCTCCTCGATCAGGATTATTACCTCCTGTAGGATCAGCACCTGCTACTGCTTTTCCTGTTTGAACAAATTCTGTATTAGAAAGTAGTGTTGGTATCTTATCGTCTCTTGGACCTCCTGGACCAGTAATATATCCACCATAACTTGCCCTTAAAAACATATTACGATTTAAAATATTATTTAATAAAGCTTCATAATCAACATCAGCCAATAATTTCTGAGGATCAGTTGATGGTCTTTGTTTTTCTAAACCAATCAACTGATCTTGAGGAGGTAAAGCTAACTCAGGTGGTCTTTCTGGGTTTTCTCCTCTTGCTAATGCAGCATAATAATTGTCGACTATTTGTTGTTTAGATAAGCCTTCTGTTTTTACTTCAGGAGGTTCAGCAAGTTTTGCTATCTCTTGTCCTACTATAGGTGATAGTCCTGCAGTTATAACTTGTGGTAATGTCGCACCTGCACCTGATAAGATACCACTAGCAGTAGATGTTCCTGTTTGAAATGCAGCAGGTGTAAATGCTTGACCAGAGCCTATTGTTGAACCTATTGTTGGAACGCTACTTGTTCCACTAAACCCTGCTACTGCTTTATCTATTTCAGGGGCAACATATTTTCCCCCAACATATGCAACACCTGCATTTACTAATGCTTTATCAACAGGTTGACCTGCTGCTAATGATCCAAGACCAGAGCCTATTGCACCTCCGATTCCTGGAGCAATAATATTACCAACGATTGCACCAATAGTAGGTAAGAACTTTTTTATGCTTTTAAAGAAAAATTCTGGCTGTCCTGTAACAGGGTTTTTAGAATTTAGTTCATTACCAACAATATAGCTTTCTGGGTTTTCTATACCCACAGCTTTCATTTGTTTAAATAAATTACTTTTTAGCTTTGGATTGGCATCTAAAACTTCTTTTGGTATTACTGTTTCACCCTCTGAAGCGTGAACAATATAATTATCTTCGAAGCGACCTAAACTTGCTAATCCAGTAGCTACATTTTCAAGTGGTGCCATCATCATATCAACATACCCTATTTTTTATTTTCTTACAATCATTAAGTAACAATCTTTATTGTTCCACTATCATTATATAATGCCCCTGATTCTAAGCCAGTAGCACTTGTTGGTAAATCGGTTAATGTAATTTTCGTTGCTCTTAGTTCTCCTGGATTTCTTTCTTGTGTTATAAATATTTCTAAAGTACGAACTAAATCTTCTACATATTCTCTTGTTATCTGTTCTGGAGGTTCTGGTAATCTTGGTGCTGGTATGCCAACTAATGCCATTATCTTCTCCCATCTTCCCTTATATCAACTCTTGGTGTTCCCATTTTAAACTTACAACCTAATGCATTAGAATCAAGTCTTATTGCAAAAGATCTTCCTCTAATTCTGTAATCGAGTTTATTTGTAAATTGTTCAACTGGACTTGTTGCTGTTCTTGTTGTTGTACCAGTACCTGTTTGGGAAAAGTCTTCTCCAGGAAAATCTCTTGCTTTAACTGTAAATGTAGCGTTTGGAGAACTACCTGTAACAGAACCTGTAAAACTTAAATCTGGTATAACTCTTTTTATAAAAGCAAACTTTTCTCCATCTCCCATATCCATAGGTGATGTTTCGATAAAAGAGGTCATAGCACTTCCATCATCGTCGAAACCAAGTTCATGATTAAAGACATATCCACCTCCTGCAGCGAGTGGAAAATTTCTAATACCTCTATCTAGCCACGCTGTTCTTGTTAAAGTTCCGTAATACCAAACTTTTTCATTATAGTTCCATACAACATATTTATTACATTCACTAGAATCAGCAGATGGGTAAAACCACCAAACTTCTCCAAACTCTGAATTAATACCAGATACAACTTTGTCTCGTTGGGCTAGATTAAAATCTAAAAAGACTTTATCTTTTACTGTACAAGGTAATTGTGCAGTTTGTCCAGCATGAACATAAAAGTTATCTATTCCCATCCAATATACAACATCTTCTGTAGCAATAGCTGAAGCAGAAGACATTATTGTAATATTAGATGCTAACTGTGATATACCAAAAGTAAATGGAGCTCCTATAAATCGCATAGAATGTAATGATTTATCTGTAAAAACTAATATCTCTCTTTTTGTTTCTACAGCTTGTACAAAAGTAGATCCTGCACCCAGTCTTAAATCTCCAGCAGTATTCGTTGCAGTCGGAAACCAATCTACTGGATTTTCTTGGCTACTAAATCTAATAAGTAATGGATCTTGAGTTCCATCGCCTTGTGGTGCAGATGAACTTCCACCAATACCATCACACCCAAAAGCTATTACATGACGATCTATATCAGATACTAATACTTGTTTAGCTACAGTAGGAACACTTTTTTCTCCACTAAATGTGTTAGTAGCACTTAATTCAACACCTCGACTAGATAATCCTAAACTCTTGTCCCAATAAAATAACCCACCATCTTTTATATTAATTATAAGATCTTCACCAAAGTTATCATGTGACCAAAGACGTATTTGAGTTGTAACTGTAACTGTTGCTGCATTGCCCCAACCTACATAATCATTATCTGAATTAGCATTACCAAAAACTAAAAATACAGTAGCTCCATTTGCATGAGTAGCAGCATCAGTTACCACATTAGATGTAACTGCATTTACTGTTATAGTTGTACCATCGGCTTGTGTTAAAGTATCATTTGAACCACCATGTGCAGCAGTATTTACATTACTACTTGCTCCAGTTCCTGCATAAGCTCTAACCACAGTTAAATCATTAGTAGCGACATTAGTAACTAACATTAGTTCATTATCTACAAGTATAACGTCATTAGTAGCTATGCCAGTACCACTTGCAACAGTTAAAGTTGTATCAGAGTTACTAAATGTACCACCCTCGTTAATTGTTGTTTGTAAAGCACCATTAGTAATACCATTCCATGTACCAGCACCAAAACCAGTACCTCCAATAACTTGATCTAATCCTACGTTAACTTGATAATCACCATCTACACCAGAGCCACCATTACTACTATCAGAAGCAGTTGCTAAAACATTTAAAACGATTGTATATCTATTAGCATCTAATATATTAATAATTTGATGTTCTTTTTCTAAAATTGCTTGTGTTATATTTCCTCCAGAACCTAGTCCATCAGCATGAACTCCTGAGAACGTAACAAAATCATTTTCAACTGCTCCATGACTCGTGTCTGTAACAGTAACAGTTGTTGTTCCAGCACTTGTATCATTTGCTGAGGTAGATGCAGAAAATGTTATACTATTTGTAGAGACCTTTCTAATAGGCGTTATGTCATTAAAGATTGTACCCTCTTCAATATAATATTTAAGATGTGTGCCAATACCAAGAAAATTAGAACTATCTAATCCTATCCAGTTGTGTAATCTTCTAGCACTACCTAAGTATTGATTAGGAGAATACTTTTCCCAACCACCAAGTTTTTCTGGAAACCCCATACGAAAACGTATTTTATCACCATCAAAATAACCACCCTCATTAGAATAAGATGTTACCTCTCTATTAATTCCTGCTCTAAATTTTAACGCTTTTATCATGCTGTTGCTCCAGTTAAACTACCACTGCCACTTGATGTTACATTACTAACGCCTTGAATAGATTTACCACTTGCACCACCAGAAGCTCCACTTGTGCCATTTGTTGGTGCTGTAGCTGGATAACTTACGCTTGTACCAGAACCATTACCTCCAGTTCCACCATCTGATCCTGCTACTCCAAAAGCACCACCATCTCCACCAGTTCCACCTGCACCTGCGTTATTTGAACCAGCACCACCAGAAGCCCCAGACCCAGCAGATTGATCATAACCTTGACCCACGCCACCTGCTCCACCAGTGCCACCATTTTGTGTCACTAACGGAGTTCCAGAAACAGACATACTTAAACTATTATAATAATAATTTTGATTATTTGAAGTTGTACCATAAGCAGTAAAATAATAAGTTGTACCTGATGCTATATTAACAGTGCCACCATTACTTATTGATGTACCAGAAGTAACATTACTTGTACTTACATTTATTGTAGGCGTTCCATAACCACTTCCGTATGATGTGCTAATATTAGCACTAACAGAATATACACCTGTTAAATTAGTTTGTGCAGAAATATAAATTGGACCTCTATTTGCACAATTTCCAGAAAAACCAGCACCTGCACTACCAGAATGGTTTATATCAAACTCTGCTGGATTAATACCACGATTAAACTGTGCATTAATACCACCCCATAATCTGTCACTCACAACACCAACACCATCTAAGTTACCTGCACCTGTATAAATAGAATTTAACCAAGTAGGTTTATTATTTTGAGGAGTAGAAGAGCCACCCCCTCCTTCATCAACTAAACTAGAAAAAGTAGCAGAGCCTGTATAGACACCTTTGCCTCCAGTACCCCCAGTACCTCCACCTCCACCTCCAGCTTTTATTGTTCCATTATTAACTAAAGTTACAGCAACACTTCCATCAACTTGTAAAGCATTACCTCCTGCCTGACCTGCTGCACCACCAGCACCTTCTATACTTCCTTCGTTTGTAATTGTTATAGTGCCTGCTCCAGTGCTATCTATTTTAAGTGCTGGATTAGCAGTACTTGTTGCACCTACAGTTATAGATGAATTTACAACAATCTGTTTCGGATAGTCAACAGCAAAGTCATCACCAAATACTCCTACACCAGTTTGGTTAGTTGCAGTTGATGAATAAGTTTTTTTAAAAGCTCTTTCTTTACCATAAAAATCATTGAGAGATATTGCACCAGAAGTTGGTACACCAGCTGATAAGTTTGTAGAACTATTATTGCCTGCGTTTGCACGAACTAAAGACCCACCTAGATAAAACTCAGTCAAGGCTCTACTAGGAAAGTTAGTGCCTGGATTATACTGAGATTCAATATCTTGAAAGGATATTGCTCCAGATGATTGTAATGCTGCCATTAAACAGTTCCAAAAGCTGTAATGTTATTTGCTGATGTTACAGCCCCATTAGAAGCTAATTTAAATACTGCTGTTCCATTATATTTAAAAAGTAAGTCATTATCTCCAGTATCTAATTCAATCGACCATTTACTAGAACCAAACAATATAGCATTTCCGTTTGTATCTAAGTTACCTCCTAACTGAGGAGTTGTATCAGAAAGTAAATCTGTTGGAATAGAATTTACATTAGCATTCGCACCAGTGCCATCTGCAAAAACAATAGTTGATGTGCCATTTGGTACAGTAACAGTAGATCCAGAGCCACCACCTTGTTTTATAGTAGCTGTTTGACCAGTGCTATTTTTTACAAAAAACCATTTTTGTTGATCGTTAGGGTCAAAAAGTAAATCGAATGCACCACTAGGAGATCCACTTAATATTAAAACTTTATAATGTCCATTAGATAAAGATCCATCGTTAGTAGTTAGTGTTGTATTACCACTTATCGTTAAGGTTACAACTCCATTTAATGCTCTATCGATAATATCAAAGTTTGTATTAGTCGTTGTACCCCAAGTTCCAGCTTGTTCTCCAGAACCTATTTTTTCTATTCCAGTATTTCCAGTATATGTTGATGCCATTATAACCTCATGCGTCTATTTCTGTCCAAGTTTCAGAGCCAGAAGGTGTAATCTTTGTCCAACTCTCATTATTCGATGGTGTAATTGTACTATACACTTCATTATCTGCTGGTAAGATTTCTTCATATAAAAGGTCTCCATTTGCCGACTGTGTAAATTCTACACTTGCTGTTCCTACACCACTTGCTTTTTTAATAGCAGTTGATGTTTGTGTAAAGTTTATATCTTGCGACGAAACTCCTGGCTTTAGTTTAACACCATCTGCGGATTGTGTAAATGCAAAGTTGAAAGTTGCACCATTTGACTGTAATACAAAAGCTAACGAACTTACAACAAAGTTAGCAGATAAGTCAGCTTCTCCACTAAACTCTCCTACACCTGCCGATACTTTAGAAAAGATAGCTTCTTGTGTTGTGCTACCAAATCTAACAGTTCCCCCTAATGAAGAAAAGGGAGATTCAGCAAATGCAGAGAAAGCTAACATTACTCAGCATCCTTGATGGTTAGTTTGCCATCTGCAACTTGTTTAAGTATTTCTGCGTAGTGTCTGTTGAAAGGGTCCAATGGGACAGATGAATAAACTCCATCTATAAATGCCACTATAGTAGTATTTTTACCATCAACTGCTAGATATTTTGCATTTTCTATTACCATACTAACCTCTATAATTCTGCATCTGCTGTATATCCATACTCATAACCTTGTCCTGTAGTATACGACCCACCATCTCTCTGAACTGCATGAAAGCCAGTTTTTTTTACTGCATTTATTGCATGACCATTTCCCTCATCTGAACCAGTATTGAAAGCAGATACTTTACCAGAGTTACCATTTCTACTATATATAACAACTGTTGGATTTGCTCTTTTTTCAACTGCAAATTGTTGTCCAGGTAGGTAACCAGTATTATGAGAAACTTCCGTAGACATACCACCAAAATTCCAACCTGCTGGATTATCTGAACCTGTGCCACTAACTTCAAAGTATCGTTGACATAAATAAAGTTCATCCCCATATGACCTATACTCAAAAGGTGTGGCAACAGAGCCTACTTCCATCTGTAAGCCAGTAATAAAAAGTGTTCTTGATGTGCTATCAAAAAATTGTGTTTGACTTGAATCGGCAATATCTGCTGTAGCCAAAGTCTCCCAAGTAGATGGTATTGAACCACTTGTTCTATCACTACCAACTTGAAGTGTTATGTAAAATATTAAACCTGGACCATTATCATCATTTATTGTCCCAGTTGTATCAGCTTCCCATGTCAATGAAACTCTTGTGAAACTTGTTGTTACAGAAAATGTTTGTGCCATCCATCTATTTGAGTCTGGTAAATATGCTCCTAAAGTATAAGTTGCTGAAGCATTGCCTTTAACAAAAAATGAAAGAGTAAACTTTTCTGCGTTTGAAGTTCCAAATTTTAATGCTTGTAAATCTTTTGCTTCAATATTGTATGCTAGATACTCCCACTCATTAGATGCAATAGATGTGTCGGCAGTAGTACAATCTAATTTTAAAGCATTATTAAAACCATCTAAGTTTGTGATTGGTTCTTGTGTCATAGTATATCTACCTGCACTATTCCCACTATGTCCAGATTGAACTCTATCCACAGTGAAATAACCAGTGCTTGCACCTAATCCAGTAGCACCTGTTGCTCTTTGTGCCACATTCATTGCACCATTAATTATAATATTCCTTCGCCCACCAATCTGTCCATTGGTCATTACTTCGCCTAATTTTGCAA